ACGAAAATATTTTTCGGTAAGGGAAAAAGTTCTTTCCGGCGCTTAGCTGGAATTGTGTCAACAAAAGAATAATTGCTTGATATTAGTTTATATCCCATTAGAGGTTTTTCGGATTTGCCAAGAAAACCTGATGTAACTGTTTTCTTAAACCTCATACAGAACAACTTAAATTTTTCTGGGAATAGCAAGCAAATTTCATCAAAATCAGAACTCATACTTTTTCTCCTTTGCTTTTGATAACTACATTATAAAGGAGGGAGAAAGGTAAAACAAGATAAAACGAGATAACAGGAGGTAATATGAACGAATTAAAAATTTTTAATAATGAAGAGTTCGGCAAAATTCGAACAGTAACAATTGATAATGAACCGTGGTTTGTGGGGAAAGATGTGGCAACAGCATTGGGATATGCAAATCCTAAAAATGCGGTTCCGAAGCATGTGTTAGATGATGATAAGCTGAGTACCCAAATCGAGTACGCAGGTCAAAAAAGAACAGTAACAGTAATTAACGAATCCGGTCTTTATGCCCTTATCTTCGGTAGCAAGTTGGAATCCGCAAAAGAATTCAAACACTGGGTGACATCCGAAGTTCTTCCAGCACTCAGAAAGACGGGCTCTTATGAAATGCCAAAGAAGAAGCAAAACAACGAACGTCTCGCCAGTGTCAACAATGCTGTGAAGATTTTAACGCCGATGCTCCAAGCAGCAGGATGCAACAGTAAAATCCAGCTCCTGACCGCAAAATCTCTTTATGAGAAAGCAGGAGTAAATCTGCCGATCACGATAGAAGCGGACCAGCAGTATGTGGATACGGTACATATCGCAAGACAAGCAAGACTTTACTTTCAGAGTTCCGGCAAGCCGGCAGACAAAGCTGTGAATGAGATTATTCGCAGGTTGGATTTGTCAGAAGATATGTACACGGAAACATGGGAATCCAAGGGAACGTGGCAAGGAACTGTAAGAAAGTATGTGCCGGAAGTGATTGGGATGGTAAAGCAGTGGTACGCAAATAATGGATATCCGAGAGAAATCCCATACACGCAGTGCGATGGACAGATAAAGAAATATCATGTGATCGTCAGAGATTCGGATGCTAATTAAAAACGTAGGACAACATATCTCGGACAATCCAACCTGCATACATAGTAGAGAGGTGATGATTTTGATCGTAGAAACAGTAAAAGTAAAAAATGCAACAATCCGAGTACATGATGATTGTTATGTGGATCGCACAGAAGAGGAAGTTAAAAAACTTATAGATGGATGTTGCCGGATTATTCAGGGAGCATTGATACGAAAAGAGAAAACCGCTTAGGCGGTAGAAGGGAGGACAAGCATGGTAATTAAAGGAACTTACCATTGCCAGACTACCCACCACCCCAACACTTTGAATAGCTGGGATATCCGTTCCGTATCCGTAGAGCCGCCAGAAGAAAAGGACAAGCCTTACTGGCATAAGGTTGCAGCAGCTGTGATCGGGTTCGTGCTGGCGATGATCGGATGGTGGTTGGTGTTTGGGTATTAAAAATGAGCACCTACAAAAAGGCTGGGGAGCCGTAGGCACTCTAACAAAAAATCAAGAATATAGTAACAGATTTTAGGAGGATAAGCAATGGATAGAAAGAAAATACATGAGCTTTTGGATTTAGTTCTTGACATTCAAGATCGCGGAAAAGGCAAAAACGGATTCCCGTACATAGAAATTGATTTTTCGAATTTCGGAGACAGAATCTCTTTATACGCTATGAAAAACGGATTTGCGGTAGGTGACTACGATTTAAACATAAAAATCGAGTCGGATTACGCCTTAGATAACGCAATCGATGCAGTCAAAGGATTGCTGGAAATAGCAGTGGATAAGACGGAGGACGAATGATGTATGTAGGTATCGGACCGGAGAAAGACACGGTAGTAACGGATGACCAAGCATTTGATTACGCACTGGAAAGATGCTTGCATGGGACACCGGATGACCAAAAAGAATTTAAAGAAATGCTGGTGGAATGGTTTTACTCCGGGAGTTGGGTAAAGGAAGAAAGCGAGGAAACCTATGCTTAAAAGCTATGAAGAAATGAGGAAAGTAGATGTAAAACCATACCTCGAAAAAAGAGATGGTATGGACTATTTAAACTGGGCAATGTGCATTGATTTATTACATAAAAATGGGGCTGAAAATGTTTATTTTACTCCGATTCCAGACCCAGAAACAGGAAGTAGCCTAAGGATGACAAAAGCGGTGTTTAAAGATAAAAACGGAGTTGAAAATAGATGTTACGAGACCAGAATCCGTGTTGTGATAGATGATCAAGTGTACGAGATGCAAACACCTGTGATGAATGGGGCAAACCCTGTAAAAGACAACTCTATGAGTCAGCAAAGAGTCTGGAACAGCATGTGCAGGGCGTTTGTGAAGTGCGTAGCAATACATACCGGCTTAGGGTTCGATTTGTGGCTTAAAGAGGAATACAACAAGATGTATGCTCAAATACCGGAAACGGGGGAAAACAGAGCGTCTGAAGCGAAAATCAAGACTCTCAAGAATCTATGCGTATCTCACGGCATCAATCTTGAACGCTGGTTGAGAGAAAACAATAGGACTGAGCAGACACTTACCGAGACAGAAGCTGCAACAATGTTAAGCACAATAAAAAGGACTTACGGTGATGATTGATGAAATTCACAGGAAAATTAAAAGGCCGTTTGATAGATTGCCACACCATCCTATTCGAATCCGAAGAGGACTTCCGACAAGCCTATGATGAGTTGAAAGATTATGAGAAATTAACGCTTGAAATAAAGCCATACAGAGCAAAAAGAAGCCTTGATGCAAACTCTTATTTGTGGGTGTTGCTGGATAAATTAGCAGACAAGCTGGATATTACCAGATGGCAAGCGTACCTAAATGAATTAAAATCCCACGGAGCTTTCGAGTACATACCGCTCCGGGAGAAGGATATCTATCTGGCACAGTCGGTGTTCCGGATCGTGATAGACCGTGGAGCGCAGGAAGTAAAAGACCTGCAGGGAAGAGCGGAGACGCTGCACACTTTACAATGTTTTAAAGGCTCAAGCAAGTACAACAGTAAGGAAATGAGCCGGCTCATCAAAGGGGTGTTGGAAGATTGCAGAGAGGTCGGAATACCAGATGCAGACCTTTTGACCCCAGATGAAAAAGAAGAGCTTAGACAAAAATGGGGGATCGAACTGTGAGTATTGATTACAGTGACATGGCATTCCCAAAGCCGAAGCGAAAGAAAAAGAAAAAAGGTCATCAAAGAGCATCCGGCAGACCAAAGAAGCTGTGGAGCATATTTACAGAGGACATGGATCATTGCATGTACACCGGAGTTTACGGAGTGGAGAGGCATCATGTTTTTAGTCACACATCGAAAGAAATTGAACTTTCGGAAGATTACGGATTCATAGCTCCGCTGAGACCGGATCTGCATCCAAACGGAACAAGGGCAGGGGAGAATGCATCGAAAGTAGACCGATACTTAAGAAAACGCTGCAAGGAGTATTATTTGCAGCACTACGGAACAGAAGAGCAGTTCCGTCAAGAATTTCACTACGTTAGTAAGGGTTAAACCTTTGCTATAAATTGTAACCCGTTCATGGCTGCTGCACAGTACGTCACAAATACCTTAAGTAAGCCAGATTCATTGTCTCCCGGTAATTCCGGGAGCAGAAAGGAGAATAAATGGTAATTACAATTCCGGGCAAACCGGTTGGAAAAGCAAGACCGAGATTCCGCAGAGCCGGATTTAAAGTCATTACATATACGCCACCAGAAAATAAAAAGTACGAAAAGGAAGTTGCAAGGATTTACAAGCAGAGTATAGGCGTGCTTTACACGGACATCCCTCTGAGAGTTCGAATTTTAGCGAAATTTCCGATTCCAGAGAGCTGGTCTAAGAAGAATAAGGAGAAAGCATTAAAAGGCGAAATAAAGCCGAATAAGAAGCCGGACTTAGACAACATTGCAAAAATCATTTTGGATGGACTAAATGGAGTCGCATACACCGATGATAAGCAGGTGACCAGTCTGGAGATTGAAAAAGTGTACTCGGACACGCCTTGTGTGGTTGTCTATATTGCGGAGGATGAGTGATGGCAGAGGTAAAGTGGATCAAGATTACAACGGATATGTTTGATAATCGCAAAATCAAGCATCTGCGGAAATTACCGGACGGGAACAATATTGTCTTAATCTGGGTAATGCTGCTTACCATGGCTGGGCGGTGCAATAGTAACGGGATGGTGTTTTTGACACAGAACATCCCATACACGCCTAAAATGTTGGCTGATGAACTTGATTTTGAGGAAAATACCGTGAAATTAGCCTTACAATCACTGGAGCAGCTTGAAATGATCGTGATGGACAATGGATTTTTTACTATTCCGGGTTGGGAAGAGCACCAGAACGCGGAAGCCCTCGAGAAAATCAGGGAGCAGAACCGGATTAGGAAGCAAAAACAGAGGGAAAAACAGAAAATTGAGTGTGTCACAGAAATGTCACGTGACGTAAGTGTGACAAATTTGGGAAGTCACGCTACAGATATAGATAAAGAAGAAGATAAAGATAAAGAAAGAGATATAAGAGGTAATAGAGTAGATTATCAGCAAATAGCTGATATGTATAATGCCACTTGCGTGTCATTCCCTCGCTTAACACGATTATCCGAAAAAAGAAAACGAGCAATTAAAGCAAGATTAAGAAAATATTCCATTGATGACATTAAGAGGGGATTTGAGCTTGCAGAGGAAAGTGATTTTCTGAAAGGGGAAAATAACCGGAATTGGTCGGCAACCTTTGATTGGATGATGAATGATGCAAATATGGCAAAGATTCTGGATGGGAATTATAAAAACAAAGATGCAAAGCAATCAAAACCGCCAGTAAGCAGAAATCTAAACAACTTTGATCGCAGAGAATACGACATGGACTCTCTGGAAGAGCAACTACTGAACTCGAATTAAGGAGGAATTATGGAACCGAAGAAAGTAACAATAAACTACGCTCTGCTCTGTAAGGAACTAGAAAAACAGGGCAAGACGAAAGAAAAATTCTCGGCAGAACTCGGGAGAAGCAAGTCTTTTGTCTGCAGTATGGCAAAGAACCCGGAACAGACAGAAGATTTTGAAAGAACCATGTGTTTACTTCTCGGGCTTGAACCGGGAAGTCTGGTAAAAGAACCGGAGAAGAAAGGAATGACCGCAGCACAGGCACTTACAGTCATCCGGGATGAGATTTTAGAGAACCGCAGAATCATGCAGGAGAATTTTGAGAAAATCTGGAACAAGCTGAACACCAACACCGTCCAACTGGAAAGAATCAAGGACAAGGTCAACAGGATGTCAAAGACCGACTACGACAAAGCATTAGAGTGGCTGCAAGACAAGATGGAAGGCGGACGCTATGACGGGGCGAAGTTGCTCATGGAGTCAGAAGCTGCAGGAATTAAAAGGTCGGACATCATGAAAGCGAAAGCGGAACTTGGAGTAAGAATCCAGACTACAGGGTACGGAAAGAATGTGAAAGCATGGTGGAGTTTAAAGGGTGAACAGGCATGAATATGAAAAGATATGGGTTTAAGATTTGCAAGAAAAGACACGGAAACATGGATTTTTACACAAAAGTTAGCTCCAAGCGCAAGAGAAAGAAAAGGGTGAGAGGAAAATGACAAACAATGAGAAGTTAAATAGCATAACAGGAGAAACGGATACGCCAGAAATCTCCGCAGTGAAGATGATACTTACAAGAATAGATGAGGATTTAGAAAACGATCTGTACGAAGAAAACCGTGATAAATACCTGAATTTGTACAAGAGCCAAAAAGAGTGGCTGGAAAGAGAGGTTGAAAATGCGTAGGCCAGCACACTTTCTGGATCCGTACCAGTTCCAAATCGAAGAGATGGTAAAACTCGGATGCACGGATGAGCATATCTGCAGAGTGCTTGAGGATATTACCGGAAAAGAAGTGAAAAAGAGGGTAATAGCAAACAAGAGGATGTGGTTAAGAAAGATGGAAAATAAAAGAAAACAATACGAACCGTACAAGGGAGAAATTAAGTACATGATCGAATACGGACTTACGATCCAGAACATCTATGCAGCAATAAGCGAAGAGAGTGGAATAGATGCGAGCATTGAAACGTTTAAAAACTTCCTGAAGGATAACGATATGATGCCTGAGTCAAAGAAACAGGAAGCTTCGGTCAAGGATATCTTTGGCAACATTGCAAATTACATGGAGTTTCACGAGGGCTGGGTGCGAACCAGTTGCAGACTCAATCGATCAATAACAAATCCGAACCGGATATTAATGCGGAGGTATTTACAGTAGGTTATGAAAAAAGAGAATCCGAAGAAAAATGAAGTACATATCTGTTCTTCCTGCGGACGGGAAATTATCGGAGATTTTGAGTATGTAAAGACAAAGAGAGGGACGGAATTGTATTTTTGTAAAGATATGAGGTGTAGGAGGAATGACTAATGACGAAAACAGAAGAAACATGGATGGACGGGATCACAACGGAAATGATGGAACATATCTGCGACAACCTGTGCAAGTATCCAGATCAGCTAAGTGAAATGGAACTGGAAGATAAATGCGCAGAATGCAAGATGGGACGGTTTGTGTGCGATATTTTGAACCAGTATAACAAGGTGAATGATTTTGCAAACAGCCAGTGCGAGAAGTTGATGTGTAAGATGCATGAGCTGAAAGAACGAGATACGGCAAAGAAGCCGAATATAATGGACTGCATACTTGGTGACATTAACTTTAAATGCCCTACGTGCAAAAGTGAATATATTTGTGAAAAAGGATATGAACATTTTTATTGCCCGAATTGCGGTCAGAAAATTAAATGGAGTGAGTAACATGGAAGAATTAAAGAAATGCCCGTTTTGTGGTGGAGAAGCAAGAATAAAAATGGAAAGAAAAAATAATGTTGGTTGGACTATTTGGTGTGAATGCAAAAAATGTTATGCAAAAGCAGAAGGATATTGTCCTAGTATGCAAAATGCAGACAACGCACTAAATAGTATTAATACTTGCAAAATAAATGCAATCGAAGCATGGAATAGGAGATGGAATAAATGAAATACAAAATAGGTCAAATCCTAACATCAAATTGTGATATAGAAGTAGAGAAGATGTTTGGAGAAAAAGTAATTATTCCAAAAGGGAATAAAATAATTATTGGAGCTGACGAATTTGCACATCATTTAAAAGATGGAATGATTCAACCTTTACAGAAAGATACTATTGTCGAAGAATATGATACAGAGGGAATAGCAGAATACTTAATGAAAAAACTGTCTGAAGTATTTCCATTAGAAGAAATGCTTGAAGATTATGGTATTGAAAAAGAAGAATTTGAAGAAGAAATTGGTTTTTTCTTAGATGATATAGGATTTTAGGAGAGTGGAATAATGGAGAACGTACTAGAGAAGATCTTGGAAGAGATAAAAGAAGCATTTGACGAAAACATAGACGACATAGAAGATTCAGCAGGCATTCATCATTTTGCGATAGATAGTTTTACTGCATGGTATATTGCAAGAAAAATCATCCGTTCTCACATGGACGATGTTCCGAAGTGCGGAGAATGCAGCAGAAAAAAGTTGTATCAGATCGGATATGAAGACGGGAAGAAAGATAAAGACTGGATTTCAGTAGAAGATAGATTGCCAGAAGATGATGATATGAGATTCTATATGTGTATTGTCGAAAATCACGAAGAGGATTTGCCGATGTTCTGCCAGTATGATAGTGAATATGGATTTGGATTTTGGCATGATATTTACGATTCGACAAGTTTAGGATTCGTTGATACGGTGTTTAAAACAAATGATGAATTGGGGTATGAAAAGGTTGTAGCATGGCAGCCACTACCAGAACCATACAAGGAGGAATAACATGGACATTTTAATTACAATCGCATTCCTAGCCCTGTATTACATCCTGGGGCTTGGAACAGTGATTACTTTAAAAACAGGAATCGAAGAGGAAGTAGAACTTGAAGGAGCAGATTACCTTCTGGCTGGAGGATTCCCAATACTGCTATTTGTGGTGTTTTTAGATTGGATTGTGCGAAAGATAGTGAGGTAGGAAATATGAGAAAATTTAACTGGGATGAATTTAAAAATGAAGAAAATAAGATTGCAGTACACTGCAAGACAGAAGAGGAAGCGAAAGACTTTTGCGAAAAAATGCATAAGCAAGGAATGAAGTGGTGTTCAGGCGAAAGCTACCTGAAAGAGACAAATTACAAATTCTGCGAAGAAGAAATGTGCTATATCAGAGGAGAGTTTTCGCCGTATCAGTACTATAAAAGCAATGGGTATGAAATCTTAGAATGGAGCGATTATATGAACAAAGAATTTACCAAGGCGGATTTGAGAGATGGGATGGTGGTTGAACAGAGAGATGGGGACATGTATCTTGTATTGGCTGGGATGGTAGTGAGAAAAAGAGGATACAATCGTATAGGCGATTATGATGATGACTTGAAATGCGCAGGTTATACAGGAGGAGACATCGTTAAAGTCTATAGAATTACTCCGGGATCACTCGGATGCGTAGAACATGTGTTTATTAAATGCAACCTCGAACTCATCTGGGAGCGCAAAGAACCAAAGAAAATGACCGTGGAAGAAATGCGAAAGAAGTTGGAAGAGCTGACCGGAGAGGAAATTGAGGTAACGGAATGAAGAAAATAGAAGCATACACTATGGCAACGAGAAAGCCCTGTGAGACAGCTTTAAAGCAAAAGGGGCATAAAGCCTTTGCCTGTGATTTTAAAAGGGCTGACAGAACAAATACGGACACCATAGGATACATAGCAAGCAAGTACAACATCAAAAAGCCAATTCCGGGAGGTGATTGAGGTGGATAAGAATATAATCTATGAGTACATGGATGCGAAAGCACTTGTGAAAGAGACAGAGGAAGATATCAGACGGCACAGAAGAAAGACGTTTGTGCAGGATAAAGTGACAGGCAGCAATCCAGAGTTTCCGTACCAACCACAGAGCTTTAATATCTCTGGATGTGTAGAGAACACGGTGAATATAGACGAAGAGGAACGGTTGTTGGAAGAACGAAAGCTGAACGCAAAGCGGATTAAAGTAAAAGCGGAGCGAGTAATCAATAAAGCTCCGGTAAGGATGCAGCGGATTATCCGGTTCAAGGTGATGCAAGGACTGACATGGGATGAAGTGGCTGCGAAGATGAAAGGGAATTGCACAGGAGAAAGCGCAAGGAAAGAATTTCAGAGGTGGATGAAAGAAAAATAGAAGTTTGTCCGTTTTGTCCACATTGTCCGCTTTAAATAATATATAGTATAACATGGAGTTAGAAGAAAGACTCCAAAAGCTTTCCAAACAACATTCGGAATACCGCTGGACTTTACCCTTTCTCGTCTGGCGGTGTTTTCATGCGGAGTATAGCATCAATGGTAGATGCGCAGGGTCGCGCCCTGTGTCCTTGGTTCGATTCCAAGTGCTCCGCTTTGTGATGTGAGTATGCAGGCTGCACAGCTGAGGTCTGTTCTGGGAGTGCACACCGGACTTACATTGCAAATGGTACCAAAACGCAGATATCCGCAGATCTGCAAAACAAACAAAAATAGATTCAGCAATCTATATTTAGTGTCAGTACCCGAGTGCGGATAGGGTAAAGGGTGTCAATAAAAGGCATCCTACGGGTGTATAGCTCAGTTGGTTAGAGCCATCGGCTGTTAACCGATGCGTCGCAGGTTCGAGTCCTGCTATGCCCGTTGCGGACTACTGCAAGCTCCTTTTTTGTTTATATAATTTTCGATTGTGTATTTGGTTATTTGATTTTGTTGCTGTTATAATTCTTTCATTGTGCAGTAGTCCTAAATTCTTAGCATCCAGAGATGGGTGCTTTTATTATGCTATAAAGGTGGTGAGTCCTATGACAGAAAAACAGAAAATATTTGCAGATGAATACCTGATTGATTTGAATGCCACACGGGCTTACCGCGTTGCATATCCGAGTGTAAAGAAAGAAGAGTCAGCGGCGGTAAACGGGAGTAAGTTGCTAAGAAATGCTAAGGTTGCAGAATATATCGCCGAAAGAATGGAAGAACGGCAGAAACGAACAGAGATCACTCAGGATCGAGTTTTAAATGAACTTGCTGCCATTGCTTTTTCCAAGGCTTCAGACTACGCGAAAGTAGTTGAGAAACAGGCTACAGCAGAAGTAGATGGAAATATTATTCCGCTCGTAGGAGAAGACGGAGAACCGATTCTGTATCGGACCGTAGAATTGGAACTTACAGAGAATCTTACGGAAGAACAGCAGCGAGCCCTCGGAACGATTAAAAAGGGGCGCGATGGATTGGAGCAGAAGCCCTGCGACAAGGTGAAGGCTCTGGAACTTCTCGGCAGGCATTTAGGTATGTGGAATGACAAGTTGGATGTAGCAGGAGATATGGACATGAAGATTGTAGTAGACTATGGTGATGAAGATGAAGGAAGTTAATGTTGGATTTAACAGAAATTTTAAAGAATTCAATGAGTGTAAGAAACGATATCGACTGGCAAAAGGCTCTGCCGGATCCGGAAAGTCGGTAAACATTGCACAGAATTTTATCATCAAACTTGGCGATCCAAAGTATAAAGGTGCAAATCTCTTGTGCGTCCGGAAAGTAGACACAACAAACAAGGATAGCACCTATGCAGAATTGAAGAGTGCAATATATAAAATATACGGGGATAAAGCAGGATTATTCTGGCAGATCAGAAGTAATCCAATGGAGCTGATCTCGAAAGTGACAGGAAATAAAGTGATTTTCCGAGGAATGAAAGATGATGGACAGCGAGAAAAAGTAAAGTCTATCACATTTGATGTCGGAAAATTAACATGGATATGGATTGAAGAAGCAACGGAGCTATATGAAGCGGATGTCGATATTCTCGATGACCGACTCAGAGGTGACTTGTCATTCAATCCATTTTTGTATTACCAGATTACATTCAGCTTCAATCCGGTGTCAGCAACGCACTGGTTAAAAGCGAAATATTTTGACATAAAAAGTGATGATGTATACACACATCAGTCCACGTACCTGCAGAACCGGTTCATAGACGAAGCATATCACCGGCGCATGATGATGCGTAAAGAACGGGATCCGGACGGATATCGGATTTACGGACTTGGTGAATGGGGAGAGACCGGAGGTCTGATTCTTACAAATTATGTGATTGAGGAATTCGATACATCCCCAGAAAGATTCGATTACATGGTAAATTCACAGGATTTTGGATTCAACCATGCGAACTGTATCGGGGAGGTTGGATTCAAAGATGGAGATATCTACTTATGCCGGGAATTGTATGTATTTGAAAAAGATACATCAGAGATCATACAGTTGGCTGAGGGAAAATTCCAAAAACGAATCACCATGTATTGCGATTCTGCTGAGCCGGACAGGATTAAGATGTGGCAGAAAGCAGGATACAGAGCATGTCCGGTCAAGAAAGAGCCGAACAGTGTAAAAGCGCAGATTGATTATCTGAAGCAGCACACGATTCACATTCATCCGTCCTGCGTAAACACGACTAAGGAGATTCAGCAGTGGAAATGGAAAAAGGATGAGAAAACGAACACTTTCACGGATGAGCCAGTGAATTTCTTTGATGATGCGATGGCGATGCTAAGGTACTCAATTGAGCAGGAGAGAAAAGGTAAAGTGAAGTTAAAGACCTTTAGAGGAGGAATATAAAATGAATGGGAAAAGACCATACAGATTGCCGGAACCGCTTTTATGTTCCGCTGATAAAGAAATCAATATGACATTGATAGACGAATACATTAGAAAGCATGAAGAACGAATGCCAAGGTACAGATACCTTGAGAATCTATACAAAGGATTCCATGATGTATTCCGTCTTCCGGAAAAGGAGTCATGGAAGCCGGATAACCGACTGGCAGTGAATTTCCCAAGGTATATCACAGAGACCTTTTTGGGATATGCCTATGGGATTCCAGTTAAAAAATCACATCCAGACGAAAAAATAAAAGATGCGATCCTTGAATTTGACCGGGATAATGATATCTCTGACCAGGAATATGAGTTGGCGAAGAAGTGCTGTATCTACGGACATGCATTCGAGTATTTTTACCAGGACGAAGAAGCAAAGACAAAGACAGTAGTCTGCAATCCAAAAGAACTGTTTGTTGTCTACGATGATACCGTAAAGAGCCGCGCTCTATTTGCTGTCAGATATGGGAAAAAAGACGATAATGTCACAAGGTATGGCGAGATACTTACAAGGACAGAAATTATCCCATTTGACGGAGAAAAGATGCAGGAGGGAATGCCGAACCCATATGGTCGCATCAACTGTGTTGAATATGTACTGAACGATGAGAGAATCGGTCTGTATGAAGAAGTGGCCGGTATGGTAGAAACATACAACCGAGTGATCGGAGAAAAGGCAAATGATGTAGATTCTTTTGCAGAAGCGTATCTTGCAGTGCTTGGCGCCGAACTGGATGAGGAAGGCGTTTATAAAATTCGTGATAATCGGATCATAAACCTTTATGGTACAGACAACGCAAAAGATATTATCGTGCAGTTTCTCGGCAAGCCCACAGCAGATGGAACGCAGGAGAATCTTTTGAACCGGTTGGAAAATTTGATTTACCAGACGAGCATGGTAGCGAATATCTCAGATGAATCTTTCGGAAATGCTTCCGGAACTTCTCTCGCATACAAATTACAGTCCATGAGCAATCTTGCACTAACATTTGACCGTAAAGTTGAAAAGTCCATGAGAAAGCGGTATAAACTGTTTTGCTCTCTTGCAACGAATGTGTCAGATCGGGATGCATGGAAAGATATTGATTTTACGATGAGTAGGAATATCCCAAAGAATTTACTTGAAGAAGCACAGACAGCACAAGCACTTGAAAGTATCGTGTCCAAGGAAACACAGCTGCAGGTTCTCTCGATCGTCAAGGATGTTTCAGAGGAGATTGATCGAATGGAGAAAGAGGACAAAAAGAAGCAGGAAACGATCGTAGAGAAGCGGATGTTCGGAGGCGCGGAAGATGAGCAGTCAGGAGTATTGGAAGAATAGGGAAGAAGAACAGCGAAAGAAGAATATCAAGGACGAAGCGGAATACGCGAAAGAGATCGAGAAGATCTACGCGAATATGATGGATGAAATCCAGAAAGAGATCAATGGATTTTACACACGATATGCAAAAGCAGAAGGGATCACAATCGCAGAGGCAAAAAAGCGGGTATCTAAAATGGATATTGATGCATACAGTCGAAAAGCAGCACAGTATGTAAAGGATAAGAATTTCTCTAAGGAAGCCAATGAGGAAATGCGGCTCTATAACGCAGCGATGAAAATCAATCGACTGGAAATGCTTAAAGCAAATATCGGAATGTATCTTGTCGGTGGATTTGATGAGCTTCAGAAGTGTTTTGACCAGATCCTGACAGAGAAAACGCTGGAAGAATTTGAACGGCAGGCAGGAATCCTTGGAAAATCCATCCAGAACAATGCGAAGATGGCGCACTCGATCGTGAACGCTTCTTTCCGCAATGCGAGATACTCAGACCGTATTTGGATGTATCAAGATATGTTGAAAGCTGAATTGTCGAAGCTATTACAGACTGGTTTGATACAGGGCAAGAACCCAAGAACACTGGCAAGACACCTTACCAAACTGTTTGGAGTAAGCCGGGAAAATGCAGAGCGACTGATGATAACGGAGCTGTCGAGAGTGCAGGCAGAAGCGCAGAAACAGTCTTATATCCGCAATGGATTTGAAGAGTATGAGTTTATCGCAGAACCTACCGCCTGTCCGATCTGTAGATCGTTGGACGGAAAACATTTTAAAGTATCAAAAATGATGCCTGGAGAAAATGCACATCCAATGCATCCGCGCTGTCGGTGCAGTACAGCAGCATATATGGACGATAAAGAGTATCGAGAGTGGCTGGATGGATACCATAAGCATGGAATGGATTTTGAAACTTGGAAGAAGAGGGTTGAAAAGAAATCTGTGTTTGATATAATAAAAGCAGATAAAACAGTCAGCGGACATTCTGGAACGCCTAAAATGGCAGAGGCAGGAGCGGTAATAGACCATATCGGAAAAGACGGGAAAGTAGATGTAAGAGCTTTTTATGGAGAGTCGAAATTAAAATTTAAAGATATCCATACAACCGCACACGGGAATCCTAAGCAGCATCCTTATGGAAATCATGGGGAACACGCGCATGACTATACATGGGGAGAAGACGGCAGACTGAAGGATAAGACAACTCGCGAATTAAGCGAAGAGGAAAGAAAGGAGAATGGGGATATATTATGAATAAAGATGAATTAAGACAAATTTTATCTGAGTGTTGCAATGATATTTCTTTCTCTTACAGAGGATTGTCATCTGGAGTGACAGTTGAAGTTCATAATTATGTTCCGACATATCAAGCGTGGCATGGTGATGACGTGAAAGAGTATGATAATGTGGATAAAGTTATGAATGATAAATTTTATAGCGGAAAATCATTAAACGATCTAGTAAAAGAAGTAGAAATTGATGCAATGTAATACCATCGGTCGAGCGGGCTGGTGGTATTTTTGTACTCATTTTGGAGGTGATGCGATTTGATTGAGGTGAGAATTCGACCAGAGCGAATTGAAATCTTTGGACACGCAGGGTATGCAGAACCTGGAAAAGACATTGTTTGTGCTGGTGTCACGGCGCTTACACAGACGCTGATCCAGTCAATTGAAAATTTAACAGATGATAAAATAGAATACAGAATATCTCCCGGAAAGGCTGAGATAGAATACAGGAATCTGTCAGAGAAATCAAAAACTCTGGTGGATTCCTTTTTCGTTGGCATCTGCTTAATTGCAGAGGAATTTCCGGAATATGTGAAAGTGAGGTGAAAATATGGGTAAAACAGAGACTTTTATCAGAGCAGCAACAACAAGTGAGCAGGCACTGATTCTGGAATTTGCGCATGAGGGGAAAGAGTACCTTGTGAAGAATTTTACAGATGGGGATGTGTATGTTGCGCTCAAAGAAAGTGCGACAAAGGAAGAAAGCGCATTGATTCCAGCGCAGACGGCGCAAACTGTAATTAGGAACAAAAATTACTACGCAGGAAGCAACATCGTCCAAATCATCCCCACAGCAACCAGCGAAAAAGGAGTAGAAGTACAATGCTTAAAATGGTAGACGGAACAGGAATCATAGGAGTGGATATGATCTGTCCTCTAGGAGTCTCCACTCCACAGCCACCGAATTATGACAGGGTAGAGCTAGAGGGGGCAGGGATGTTGGTACTTCCGAACAGCTTGGATGCGCCGCTTGAGAGGTTGGAGTTGATTGGGAATAGTGTGCAAGGAGAGAATCCAGCACCGGATAATCTGCAGGAGATTAAGAACACAGGAAGAAAGTCAAAGAATCTGTTTGATGCAAAAAAAGCAAAGTCGGGGTGGATAACAACTGATGGAGAACAGACACTTGCAACATTGGGTAGTAGAGATAATGTGGTATCTGATTATATCCAAGTGAATCCGGGCATGAAATACACTTCGTCAGCCGGTGTATTTCAAAATTTTTATGATTCAGAAAAGAAATTTTTAAAGCACGATCCGAATATTAGTTCTTCAATAATTATTCCAGACAATGCAAAATACATGATTGTTATTGTACCAGTAAATAAAGCTTTAGCCATTCAAACAGCAAATACTTTAATGATTAATATTGGATCAAGTGTATTGCCTTATGAACAGTACACGGACAAAAAGCTGTTTGATGTAAAAGTTACCGGAAAGAATCTGTTTGATCGTGAAAAGGCAAAAGATGTTTCGAATTGGATATCTATTGAAGGAGACGGATATCTAAAATTTCCAATCCGTGCGAAAAAAGGAAGTATGATTACATTTTCCTATACAGAAAAGTTGACCAAAGGGAAAAAATTCTATCTCGGAATTGCAAAAAAGGAGACAGGTCGTGTTATCGCATGGTTATATCACGATACAAATTTATCCGTTAGTAATAGTAAATATACGATCGCAGCGGAAGAGGACTATGTATATTTAATGTGTAACAGTAGTGCAATCCAAACTTTCTTGGATGTCATCAAAACATTACAGGTGGAAATTTCTCAGACTCAAACTGAATACGAACCCTACAAAGAGCAAGTCCTCACTCTCACATCCGACAGACCAATCACAAAATGGGACAAACTGGTAGAACAGGGTGGAGAGTATGGATGGCTGTATGGGAGCGTGATAGCAACAATTGATGAAACCGCTGACATTTCTTTGTATGTGCCCAACGGATTCTATATTCACGTCAAAAATATTGACAAGAAAGAAAAAACTGGATATTGCGACAAGTTGTATACAAAGAAAATGTCGAACGGGGAACCATTTGTCTTATTCGGGCTTGCCAATAATAATTTTCTTTATACGCTTAACACTCAAGAGTTTTACGGGAAAACAGCTTCTGAAATTAAAGCAAAATTGAAAGAATACCCACTCAATATTATCGGAAAATCAGAAACCACTGAATTCGTCCCACTCCCACAATCCGAGCAAAACGCTATCCGAGCCTTAAAAACCTACTACCCTACCACAGTCATCACAGCAGACGGAGGGGAGCTTGACCCAGATATTAAAGTAACCTATCGAAAGGAGATTTAAACATGAACTACGCAAAAATCATGGAAAACGGAACTGTAAGAATCAGCTCCATCAAGAAAGAGAGCTACAAACCGCTCAAGGAAGAGAAACCAGAGGGATTTAGCAATCTTGTCTTTGTTGGTTATACAGAAACAGAAGAAAATGTAATCAAAGAATATGAAGCCGTGGATGACGGTATGAGCGCCTACGGTAAATTACAGAACGACTTGAAAGCAACACAGTCGGCGCAGGAAGTCACAGATCAGGCGGTGCAGGAGTTAATTCTTGCAACAATGAAAATGGGGGTGTAAGTTATGGCACAGTTTTTGGCAAACAGAATCAAAGGTGGACACTTGACAATTGATGATGTACCGGAGAGCTTGAAAGAGCAGGTACAGGCGTTACTTTAGGAGTAAAAATTGAATAGGTAAGACATTGGCACATAGAGATATGTGTTATTTTTATGCCTTTTTCCGGCAGGCGATAAAGAACCGGAAAATTATTTTAAAGCAACGGTCTGGACAGTGGATGGACTGGGGCAGAAAGGAAAAGATATGAAATTTAGAGAATTTATGGCATTACAGTTATTTGCCGAAGACGAAGGAACTGGGGCAGAAAGCAATGGATCCGGCGCAAACGGTGAAGGAACGCAGGGCAACGAGGAAAGTAATGGAGCTTCCGGCAACACGTTTGAGGACTTTTTAAAGGATGGAAAGAACCAAGCGGAATTTGACAGACGGGTCAATAAAGCAATCGAAACGGCGCTTGGAAATGCGAAAGTGAAATGGCAGGAAGATGCTGATCAGAAAGCAGAAGAAGCAGCCGAAGTTGCGAAGATGAATGCAGAGCAGAAACAGCAGTATGAGATGGATAAGCTGAAAAAAGAAAATGAGAGATTGCAGGCAGAGTCTGTTAAGAATCAGCTCAGCAGAAATGCATCCGTAGTCCTTGCAGAGAAAGGTATTGAAGCAACGCAGGAGGTACTTGACTTTGTCGTAGGGTCGGATGAAGCAGATACGAACGTGAGAATTGACACTCTCGTGAAAATCGTGGAATCCCAACTTAAGAAAGCCGAGATCACCAGAGCAACCGGAACTACACCGAGAAACATGACAAACTCAGGAAACCCGATGTCTGAATTCGAAAAGAGACTTGCAAAGTATAAATAAAGGAGAATGTGAAGATGAAGAATAAAGAATTTATGATGTTACAGTTATTTGCGGCAGGAGACAACAACGATATGCCGGTAAGAAGCTACCAGCTTGAGTTTAAAAATCTTTTGCAGGCAGTATTTAAAAAGATGTCCTATTTCGCGGATTTTTTCGGCGGCGAACTTGAGGTACTGGATGGAGTCAGAGAAAACGAAACAGCCTTTTATGTAAAAACATCAGACATTCCGGTTGTGGTTGGAACTGGGTACGATAAAACAACTACGAAAGCGTTTGGAACGGGAACAGGGAACTCTAGCCGTTTCGGGGAGAGAAAAGAGATTATCTACGCGAACACGCCGGTTAATTACTCTTGGGGATGGAATTACCACGAGGGGATTGACCGACACACCGTGAATAATGATTTTGACGTTGCGGTAGCAGATCGCTTGGAACTGCAGGCGAGGGCTAAGACAAAGCAGTTTAACAAACAGCACGGAAATTTTATTTCCCATTCTGCCGGAAAGTCTTTGAAAGCCACAGATTATACGGCAGACAATGTATTAAAGCTGTTTAATGAGCTGTCTAAGTATTTTAATAACATCGAAGCAGTTGGAACGAAAAAAATTAAGGTTTGTTCCGATCTGTACAATGCCGTCGTGGATCATCCTTTGAATACAACTGCTAAAAATTCTACTGTAAACATTGATGGCAATGAAGTTGTGAAGTTCAAGGGATTCCTTGTAGAGGAGATTCCGGATGAATTATTCCAGTCTAAAGAATGCGCCTATGCATATATTGCCGGAGTTGCAAAAGCATTTACTGGAATTAACACAGCGAGAACGATTGAATCGGAAGACTTTGACGGAGTAGCTCTGCAGGGAGCTGGTAAGGCTGGAGAATTTATTCCGAATGACAACAAGAAAGCTGTAGTTAAAGTGTCGGTGGGGGAATAGCACCCCCTGAAGACCTCGCCTTGGTAGGCAGGGGGAAAGTCGGAAAGGCAAAAGTAGGTAAAGCAAAATAGGAGGTATGAGTTATGGCATATACACCAACGACATGGAATAATGATGACGTTATTACAGCAGAGAAACTGAATAAGTTAGAGCAGGGCGTGAAGAATGAGCAGGTTGGACCAGCAGGACCAGCAGGAGCAGTAGGACCAGCAGGACCAGCAGGAGCAGTAGGACCGGCAGGACCAGCAGGAGCAAAAGGAGAAAAAGGCGATCCAGGAGTAGCAGGACCGAAAGGAGACAAGGGAGATCCAGGCGCACAGGGACCTGCGGGACCAAGCTACACTCTTCTGGCGGCGAATAAAACAACGCTTGGTGGCGTAAAACAGATGGCTTTGATTGCAGATTTGTCCACAGAAACAGGGGCTGATTTAAAAAATAAAATCAATGCAATTCTTGCTGAAATGAAAAAACAGGGTATCATGGCGAATTCGTAAGGAGTTGAAATTGAATGCTGGATGATTTAAAAAAACTCCTTGGAATCGAGGATGATTCTCTTGATCAGAAACTGGAGTTGATACTCAGATCTGTGCAAGGGCGCCTAAAGCTCCTGCTCAGAGGAATTGAAGTACCGGAGGAAATGAATCACATTGTCGTGGAAGTGGCAGTGATCCGGTTCAATCGGTTGGGTTCCGAGGGTATGTCATCACACAATGTTGAGGGCGAAAGCATGTCTTACAACGACAATGATTTTGATGGATTTATGGATGAAATACAGGCTTTTCTTGACTCACAAAAAGAATCAAAACGAGGAAGGGTGAGATTTATTTGAGATGTGATACAGAAGTTTTCTTCCAGTCGATCACACCTGGGGAGTATGACAAAGCTACTGGTGACTACAAAGAAGATACTGTACGGGAAGAGAAAAGACATGCCAGTGTGACGGATACCGGCACGGATACGATGAACCTTGTATACGGATCCATAAAGCAGGGAAGCAAGACGGTGCGGTTACAGATGCATTACAAAAAGCCGTTTGACCGTATCCGAATAGGCAACGCCTTATACAGAGTGGATTTTGAGCGGAAACTGCGAACAAAGCATGTGTTTGTAGTATCGGAGGTGCAGTGATGGCTACGTTAAAAATCGAAGGAATCGCAAAGCTGAATAAAGGTTTGAAGAAGCGGATGGATATGAGTGCTGTGCAGACAGTTGTACGGAAAAACGGGGCAGATATGCAAAAGAAAGCGCAGAGGAATGCTCCAGTCGATACTGGAACACTGAAAAGAAGTATCGGTATTGACATCTCTGATGGTGGGATGACCGCCACTGTCGAACCAACAGCTGAGTATGCGCCTTATGTAGAACTCGGAACCCGATTCATGGAAGCCCAACCCTATTTAAAACCCGCATTTGAGGAGCAAAAGAAACAGTTTGAAAAAGATTTGCAAAAGCTTGTGAGGTGAGATATGGATCCACAGCAAGAATTATTTACAAAATTACTTACAGAGATCAAAGCATTAGGATATGACGTATATGACGGCTTCTTACCGCCGGATGGTACGCCGTATCCTTTTGTTTATCTCGCAGACAGCCAATTGATCGATGATGCGAATAAGACCGCTGTGTTTGGCAGTGTCCATCAGACAATCCATATTTGGCACGACAATCCAAAACGGCGCGGGACGGTATCAAAAATGCTGTTGGCGATCAAAACCACATGCAGAAAACTGGATCATACCGAAAATTTTGCATGGGATGTCCGGAATGTAAATCAGAGGATTCTTCCGGATACAACAACAAAGCACCCTCTTTTACACGGGTTGCTGGAAATAGAATTTAGTTTTAGTTAGAGAGGAGAAAAAGCATGTTTAAGACAGGACTACAGTTATTTGCAGAGGCGGTATCTGGCAAGAAAATCGTCTATTTGTATCGACTTGCAGGAAAAGCCAAAGAAGAGGCTGCGAAAAATCTTGCATTCACGACAGAAAATGGAAGAACAAAAAGCAAGGATGCGGATTCTACGGCAACGAAGGACGGAACAATTCGCACACCCGGGGCTGCGGAAACAGAAATCACAGCTACTGCTATCCTTGCGAAGAAAGATAAGTTAATCTCTGAGTTAGAGGACGCAATGGATTCGGATGAGTTGCTTGAAATCTGGGAAGCAAACCTTGAGGATCCGGCAGAACCTGGTCCGAATAAGTTTAAGGGCATGTATTTCCAGGGATATCTCACGGAATTTGAGATCACATCCTCGGCAGATGAAAATGTAGAGGTGTCTCTTACTTTTGGTGTTAACGGCTCTGGAAAACGAGGGGATGTTACTGTAACTGCACAGCAGCAGGAAGTAGCAGCTTATGTGTTTAAGGACAGCGTGAAAGAGGGGGAATAATGCCCTCTGACGATGTAGCCTTAATCGGCAGAGGTAAAGTAGGAAAGGCAAAAGTAGGAAAAGAATAGATCATGTACATAGGGGGCGGTAAAACCGCTCTCTTTTAATGGAGGTAAAAAATATGATGGAATTAACAATTAACGGACAGGTGTACCAGTTTAAATTCGGAATGGGATTTTTGAGAGAAATCAACAAGCAGACAAATATGCCTGTGGATGGATTGCCGGGAGTAAAAAAAGATGTAGGATTCCGATATGCACTTATGAATTTAGTGAATGGTGATCCGGATGCATTGGTAAATATCCTTGATGTTGCGAATAAAGGGCAGACCCCAAGAGTAACAAGAGATTTGCTCGATGGTTATATCGATGAGGAGAATACAGATATCGATGAGCTTACAGATACAGTAATGGGTTTCTTAAAGAGTGCGAATGCTACGAAGAGGACAACGAAAGAACTTCTGGATGCTGCGGAGAAAGAGAAACAGAGAGTAGAAGAGGAAGAAGCACGGAAAAGAGAGCTGATGGTGTAGGGTTTGAAGAATACTACAAAGAAGCAGCTTTGAATTGTTTTCGGTATCTGGGATTTAAGAGTTTCGAAGAAGTGGACAGGCTGACGATTCCGGAATACACCTTACTTATGGAAGCTGTACGGTTGAGAGAAGTAGATAAGGACTATCGAAATCATCTGCAGGCGTTCTTAAATCTTGCTGTAAAAGCGGAGAAAAAGGTTGGAAAGAATAAGACAAAACCAGTGTATCAGAGATTCAGAAAATTCTTTGATTACGAAAAAGAAGTAGATCGTGTGAGGAACCGAAAGCAAAAAAATGAAAGATTGGACATAATCGGCAGAATGATGAAAGGAGAGTGATGGCATGGCGGAAACTTTTTCGGTTAAGGCGATATTATCTGCGCAGGATAAGGGGTTCAAATCTGTTTTCGGAGCAGCCACAAAGTCAGCCAAAGAGTTAAAAAGTACACTTATAGGTGGAATTGGCTTTGGAGCAATGATGGCAATTGGACAAAAAGCTGTATCTGTCGTGTCCGGAAGCCTTTCTGGGTTAACCAAAGAAACGATCAACACATCGGATGCAATGCAGAAACTCCAACAGGCTATGAGGTTTAGCGGATACGCTGAGGATGAAATACAGAGAATCGCAGGTGCAACGGGAACGTTAAAGACCTATGCTGATAAAACAGTCTTTTCTTTGCAGGATGTAATGTCAACCTTTGGATCTCTGTCTGCAAATGGGGTCAAAGACGCAGAGAAATTAACGGAATCCGTCGGAAATGCAGTTGCTGTATTCGGTGGCGGCGCACAGGAGTTTAGTAGTGTTGCACTTGCATTTTCACAGGCGATGGCATCTGGCGCTTTGCATGCGCAGGATTGGAATCAGATCGTCAATGCGAGTCCACAGCTTGCCGGTGGATTAAGAAAAGAATTGATTAAATTGAATCCGGTTTTGGGAGAGGATTTTAAACAGGCAATGGAAGATGGAGCTATCACAGCCGATCTTCTGGGGCAGGCAATGGATAACATTGGAATGACGGACATGGCAAGGGAAGCCGCGCAGTCAGTTACGACATTCGAAGGAGCAATGGGAAACCTTGAAGCAACGGTGACAAGCGGAATGCAGTCCATTTACGATTCTTTTGTTAAAGGTAAGGCTGTGGATGCGATCAATCAATTTAACGGAAAAGTAGAAAGCGTGTTTTCCAGATTGCAGACTTGGATTCCAGCAACAATGATTCGCTTGGAGTCCTATTGGAAAATCTTGAAAAAAGAGGCTTCTCAAGTTTCTGGGGCTTTTGGGGATGCATTTGGAGCAATCCGAAAAGAACTCGGAAAACTTATTCCAGCATTTGGCTCCACAGAGAGCGTGAACGGATTCCGTGATGCGATTCAAGGAGCTGGGGATGCGCTCCAAGCATTTGCAGGATTCCTGGAAGAACACGCAGATATCATTGCGAGAGTGATCGCTGAACTTCCGAAACTGATTGCTGGATACAAAGGCTTTAAAATCGTAAAACCTTTTATACCCATTGTAGCAGGATTTACGGGGGCAATCTTAAAACTTGCCGGAGCTGGAGTAAGTAAAATTGCTGGAAAATTATTCAGAATTTCCAAAGGACAGGATGCGGTTGGTAAAAGCAGTGCTTCAAGCTCCAAGAAAATGCTTGCGTCCGCTAAAGCATTCATGATGTTGGGTGCCGGAGTTGCTTTGATTAGCGGTGGATTTTTCTTGTTGGCGCAGGGTGCAAAAGTAGTGGCGGATTCCGGGCCATTGGCCGTTGCTGTTTTAGTCGGAATGGTAGGCGCTTTAATTGGGCTGAGTATGGGAATGATGAAAATGCTTTCCACAATGTCTGGCGGCACAAAGAAACTTACTGCTATGTCTACTGCAATGTTAGCGCTTGGAGGAAGTATTTTGCTGATAAGTGCTGCATTTTGGGTGCTGTCAGATGCGGCAATTAGAGTTTCAGAAGCAGGTCCTTTAGCAATAGGCGTTTTAGTTGGAATGGTAGCTGCAATCGCAGGTCTTTTGATCGTGGCAAAAATGGTAGCTCCGACTTTAACAGCCGGTGCAGTCGGTTTTGTAGCGTTTGGAGCAGCTGTTGTTTTGGCAGCGGCTGGAATTGCGGTATTGACTGTATCTGCGATTTCTCTCGCAAATGCGGGGCCACTTGCTATTGGAGTCATGTTTGGCCTGATCGTAGCAATTGGTGGATTAATGGTCGTAGCGGCAGCAGTAGCACCCGTTTTAACCGCAGGAGCTGTTGGGCTGATCGCATTTGGAGCGGCAGCAGTCCTTGTAGGAGCAGCTGTTCTGCTTGCGAGCGCAGGATTGGCTTTGGTTGCAAGTGTTCTGCCAATTGTCGCTGAGTATGGACTGCAGGCATCTGTGGCAATCGGAGCATTAGGTGCTGCAATGACTGTGTTTGGAGCTGGTACGATTGTGGCAGGAGTAGGATGCGCTGCTCTTGCAGTGGGATTACTGGCAGTAGGAGCGGCGGTGCTTGGTGTTACGGTTGGAGTGGCTGCGTTCGGAGTTGCAATCGCAGCAGCGTGTGTTGGAGTGCTTGCAATGGCAGCAGCGTTATTGGCGGTAAATTCCAGCATGAAGTCAATTGCAAAGAATGCGAAAACAGCGCAGAAATCTATCGAGAGTATGAAAGATTCTGTAAGCATTGTGAATGATGGGCTGGATGCTCTTGGAAATAAAGCGAAAAGTGCGGTGAAGTCCATTGTCAGCGCATTTGATTCCGGCGCAGGAAAAGCAAGAAGCTCCGGACAGAAGCTCGGAGATAGCGCAAAAGAGGGTGTTCAGAGTGGATTGCAGCCAACGCAGGCGATTGCAATCAGAACGGTATCTGCAGTATTATCATCCTTGGCTTCCGGGGCAAGTGGCGCATACAGTAGCGGATACAACATAGGGTTAGGCTTCGCAAATGGTATGTCGTCAACCTTGGGATATATCAGATCAGTTGCGGCACAAATGGCTGCGGCTGCAGATGCGGCAGTCAGGGCAAAAGCGAAAATCCACAGTCCGTCAAGAGTATTTGCCGGGCTGGGTGTCTATGTAGGAGAGGGATTTGCGCTTGGAATTGAGTCGATGTCCAGAAAGGTTGCAGAAGCTACGCAGAACATTGTGGAGATTCCAACATTATCCACAGACATGAGAATGCGAGCTTCAGGTGCTTTGGATTCTGAACTTTCCGGTGATTATTCCTATAACCGGAATACTACATACACAATCGTTGTACCGGTTGAATATAACGGCAGAGAAGCAGCGCGTGTTACGGCGGAATTTACGCAGAAAGATCTGGAAAGACGTGAGAGTATGAAGATGAGACTGAAAGGAGAAAGAAGCCATGTATGAGTTTGTGGATACAAATCAGGCGGGGAGTAAAAGCTCCCTGCCGAGTGAGGCTCTGCAGATTGATGGGACATATATTGAAAATTTGATTGATGGATACAGAACTCTGTACGTGACCGGTCGCGAGCTTTTGGGATCAGAAATTTCGGAGAGAGAAATTGATCTTGTGGATGGATCCGAGTATACGGGAAAGCGAGATACAACCAGAAGCATTACAGTTGGGTACCAGTTGCTTTGTACATCTCCGAGAGAGTTCCAGGAAAAATTCAACAAACTCTCTGGAATCTTAAATAAGGAACAGGCAAAGCTGATTTTTGCAGATGAACCGGATAAATATTTTATCGGAACGAAATCAAGTGTCGGAGATGTGGAGCCAGGCAGATTGAACGTAAAAGGCGAATTTACTTTTTATTGTTGTGATCCACGGAAATATTCTGCAGCGGAAAAATCGTTTACTGCCCATCAGGAAAGCGGATATCAGACGCTTACTATTGTAAATGGGGGCACAGAATCCGTTCCGGTAAGTTACGATATCACTCACAACCACGAAAATGGATTTATCGGGATTGCCAGTAAATACGGTGCAATACAACTCGGCAAGATCGAAGAAGCAGACGGCGAAGACTATAAGGCGTCAGAGATACTGTCAGAGGGGTATAGCCTCTTTCAGAATGATCACGGAACATCTTATCAGAACCCGGAGAATACGACGCAGGGGACATTGGAGGTGCGTGATGTTGCTGGATACAATGTGATGGCGCTAAAAGGTGGACAGGCAACATCCGGGTACTGGAACGGCGGAATGAGAACACTTACTATCCCGGTTGACAGCGAGGGCAGACGTGGAGCGAAGAACTTTTACTGTTACACGCAGCACTGGTTCGAGACTGGATTGATGGGACAGACGGGAGCACAGACTATTGCGTTTCTTACAGGGAAAAATGAAGTGATCTGCTCTATGTCTATTAACAAGAGTGATACGGTTGGTAATACGGCGCATGTGGACTGGTTCGCACCACAAAACAAGAAGATCAAGACACTGGATTTCCAGCCGACAGCTTATGAGGGAAACCCGTTTAATTTAAAGATGGGTGGCGGCCATAATGATTTTTTAAAAGAGGGTGACAGGCTACGGATCTTTTGGTACGGACAATATTATTACTTTACTATCCCGGAGATTAAAGACATGGCGTGTGAGAAGATACAGGTCTGGATCGGGCAGTGGGGAAGTAGAGATCTTGGAAATCAGCTGGTTACGCACAATTATTTAAAAAGTATCTGGTTCCGCAAGGATAACGTGGAAAAATACAGAGATGTGCCGAACCGGTATAAGTCCGGAGATGTGGTCTATATTGATGGAAATGATACAGCGGTTTATGTAAACGGGATGAAGCGGATGGAAGATGAAATCCGAGGAAGTAAGCATTTTCTGGTACCGCCGGGAGAGACGGAGATCCAGTTCTCCTACTCGGCATTTAGCAGTCCTCCACCAACGATTAAAGCCAAAATAAGGGAGGCATATTTATAATGAATGAAATCAGAATTGCCATACTGAATCCACATGACAGGGTGCTTGCATTTTTGGATAACACCCATCGAAACTCTATGCATTATTGGAACGATGAGCTCCATGAATATCTGCAGGGGGCAGCGAATACATACGCATTTACGGTAAGTTCCAAACACGAGGATGCGGCGTATATCGTAGAAGGGAATAAAGTAGCCTTTGTATATAACGGAAAAGACTACTATCTGAATATCGTACATGTGGAAAAGGATGAATTTACAGTTACTGCAACGGCATGGTCCCTGTCCTTTGAATTGATCAATGAGAATGTGGGTGCGTACAAATCTGAAAGCGCAATGAGCTTTGAGGAATATGTAACTGCCTTTGATCCGGAACGTACCGTGCGGATCGGGATCAATGAAGTGTCGGATAAGCGGATTTCAAACGAATGGACAGGTGAGGCAACGGTACTGTCCCGTTTATTTTCCGTGGCAAACGTATTCGATGCGGAGATTGAGTTCCAGACTGTGTTAAATGATGATTATTCACTGAAAGAAATTGTAATGAACGTGTATCGGGAACACTCAGACAATAACACGGGAGTTGGGGAGTTCCGGGGAGATATCAAACTGCGGTACGGGAAAAATGTTACCGGCATCCGGAAGGAATCCAGTATCGAAAATCTGTACACCGGTATCCGTCCAACAGGAAAGGATGGACTGACTATACAGGGAATTGAGAAAGAAGAGCTGGATGAGAACGGCGTAGTAGAGTTTTATACACAAGGTCCAGATATCCGGGCGCCGCAGGCAAGGGACAGGTTTCCATCAAACCTGATAAACAAGGAAGATGGATACATCTTTATGTCAAAATCCTACGATACGGATAACAAAGACAAACTGTACAGTATGGCGCTATCGGACTTGAGAACAGCATCTGAACCGGTCGTGACTTATGATGTGACGGGATACTTTGATACCGCTATCGGAGATACCGTGGAGATCGAAGATGAGGAGTACGTTCCTACCTTATACTTGGGTGCAAGAGTATCAGAACAGATCAGGAGTCTTACCAATCCAAAAACTGCAAAGACGGTATTTACAAACTACAAAGAGCTTACATCCGAAATTTCGGATAGCTTGTTGCAGAGGATGGAAGATCTTATCAACAAAAATAAGGTCTACACTTGTTCCATCTCCACCAACAATGGCATCATCTTTAAAAATGGTATCGGCAGCACTACTCTGACAGCTTACGCTTACGATAACGGCGTGGACGTCACGGGCAATCTGGAAATCCGGTGGAGTAAAGATGGGACAGAGTTTTACGTTGGCAAGAGTGTTACGGTTAATGCAGAGGATGTGGATGTAAAAGCAGTGTACTCTTTTACGGCGTTCGAAAGCGGAGTAAAGCGTGGATATTACGAGGTTACGATCGCAGATGTAATGGATGGAGAACAGGGTTCGCAAGGTGAGAAAGGAGAGCAAGGCGAACAGGGACCTCCGGGTCCACAAGGCGCTCCGGGATTGGATGGTATACAGGGTCCTAAAGGGGATCAGGGAATCCCGGGAAAAGATGGGAAGGACGGAAAAACACAGTACACCCACATTGCTTATGCAAACAGCGCAGATGGGTCTAAAGATTTTTCTGTTTCTGACAGTAATCGGGAATATATCGGAATGTATGTCGATTTTATTCCGAACGACAGCACAGACCCGACAAAATACGCATGGAGTAAGATCAAAGGCACAGACGGGGCGATCGGAACACCCGGAAAGCCGGGAGCTGATGGAAAGACCCCGTATCTACATATCGCCTACGCAAACAGTGCAGATGGCAAGACGGGATTTTCCACCACGGATGGTACAAATAAGCTCTATATCGGGCAGTACACGGATTATACACAGGCAGATAGTACAGATGCTACGAAGTATACATGGACAAAAATAAAAGGCGAACAGGGGGAACGTGGTCCTCAGGGAGTCCCGGGTTTGCAGGGAATACAAGGTCCTAAAGGTGAACAGGGGATACAGGGACCTCAAGGAAATACAGGTGCTACTGGACCGCAGGGACCAGCTGGACAGTCCACCTATTTTCATATCAAGTATTCCTCAGTTGCGAATCCTACATCAAGTAGCCAGATGACGGAAACGCCGTCTACATACATTGGTACTTACGTAGATTTTACGCAAGCAGATAGCGAAGATCCAAAGAAATATGCCTGGTCACGCTTCCAGGGAGTGCAAGGACCGCAGGGAACACAGGGGATTCCGGGGACGAACGGTACAAACGGCAAGACAAGCTATCTGCACATTAAATATTCCAACGATGGAGGGAAAACATTTACCGGAAACAGCGGAGAAGATGTGGGAACGTATATCGGTACTTGTGTGGATTACAATCAGTCCGATCCTACAAGTGTTGGATCTTATAAGTGGGCGAAGATTAAAGGAGAACAAGGTGCGACAGGACCACAAGGGCCTGCGGGGTCATCTGGAAGAGGGATAAAAACTATTACAGAATATTATTTGATTTCTTCCGCAAAAACAGGAATTACAACAGCGTCAAGCGGTTGGAGTACATCAGTTCCGACGATGACAGCAACAAATAAATACTTGTGGAACTATGAAAAATTTACGTTTACAGATAATACGACAGCGACCACTACACCAAAAATAATCGGGATATACGGAGACAAAGGAGCAACAGGAGCTACCGGTCCACAAGGACCTCAAGGGAATGCAGGTGCAACAGGTCCCCAGGGGCCACAAGGAGCGACTGGCCCGAAAGGACCGCAGGGGGCAACTGGTGCAACGGGACCACAAGGGGTAACTGGAAACGGAATAAAGTCTATCACGAATTATTATCTTGCAACGGCAAGCGGAAGCGGTGTGTCGGCGTCCACATCAGGATGGACTACAACTGTACAAGCAATAACGGCGTCAAAAAAATATCTGTGGAATTATGAAGTTGTTACCTATACAAATGGTAGCACGTATCAATCAGCACCATGTATCATCGGAGTATATGGTGATAAGGGAGCGACAGGTGCTACAGGAGCAACAGGACCAAGTGGCATAATTGTATCTTCTACGGCTCCGTCAAATCCTAAAGTTGGCCAGTTATGGCAAACGGCATCCGGTCAGCCGATCAAGCGGTGGGATGGAAGTAGGTGGGTGATCCATTATATTTCTGTTGATAACTTAAACGCACAGACTTTAAGTGCGATAGCGGCAGATCTTGGAACTGTAACTGCCGGACTTATTAAGGATAAGAATGGAACAATGCTTATCGATGTTACATCCGGAAAGATTATTAGCAAGAAAATCGTGCAAGGAGCAGTGGAAAATGTTGCGTCATTGAGTAATGCGTATTTGGCTTTCTCCGGTAAGGCTCCGACAACAGATCGAGCTACTATGAGCGTGAACTTGCAAAACATCATGTTTACAAATGAAAATACAAGAAAAGCAACGACAATCCAGTTTGAGGATGAAATGATATATGCAAGAAATTCTGTATCCCCACGTATAAGCATATATGCGTATCGCAATTACGATTCCGGCACCGTGAAAGGTCCATATACAAGTGCAAACTCCAATAATAACATCCGCGTGGAACTAAAAAGAAGAGGATTTATGGTAACATGCAAGATCACAATGCTTGCACAATTTCCAAATAGCGGTAGTTTCGGAGCGTTTGATGAGGTGCGAATCCCTATTGGGTATCGTCCAGTACTCGATATCAGAACACCTTACAATGAGGTGTCCGGTTCCTCGATTTTTGGAACTGGTCGATATCTAATCAGCAAAGACGGTGGAATTACAATCTATGTCAATAACCCAAATTGGACAGAACGGCATTTGTCGATCACGTGGATCACGGATGACTAAAGGAGTGAATATGGAGATTAGGGCAAGACCGTGAGGGTCTTATTTTTATACTTTAAAATAAATGGAGGCAAAAATGACGGATAATGAAGTAGAGGTAAAGCTCGCTGAACATGGGAAGGAAATCGGATCATTAAAACACCGGATGGATGATGTAGAAGACGTTGTAAATGTGGTTCACCAACTGGCGCAGGAGATGGTAGGACTAACTAAAGAGGTCGGCTTTATGAACCAGACTCTTGTGCAGCTCACTACAAAAGTTACGCACCTTGAGCAGACACCAGCTAAACGGTGGGATGGAGTAGTAACTGCACTGATCGGAGCTGTGATTGGTGGAATAGTAGCAATGTATTTGTAAAAGGAGAATGAAAAATGAAGAAGATTAACTGGATTGTAAGAATCAAAAACAAGGCATTTTGGGTAGCACTGATCCCGGCACTGTTGCTGTTGATACAGGCAATTGCGGCAGTGTTTGGGTTTACAATCGACCTTGGAAACCTTGGAGACAAGCTTTTAACTGTGATCAATGCACTCTTTGCGGTTCTGGCGATCCTTGGTGTAGTGGTGGACCCAACGACACCGGGAACGGGAGATTCAGATAGGGCACTTACATATAAATAGATAATTTGAGAGAGCTTGGAAACAGGCTCTCTTTTATTGTGCGATTGCACGGAAAGGAATAAAGAATTATGGGTAGTAGAGAATTTTTAAACATTTGTAAAGCAAAGGTGGCAGATTATTTTAATCAGAATAAAGACAAGACGGATACGTCTGGCAACATGACTGTGGATGATGTATTTGTAGTTTGGTATTGCAAGACACTGCAAAATCACAAGGCATTGCTTAGTACGCCAGTAAGTGATGGTATGTATTACGAGATCACTTACAATGGGGATAAAAATGAGATCTATTTTGATGCTTATAAAAAGTGGGAAAACATTAAATTTGATATGTAATTGTGCGACATCGCACGGTAGGAGGTGAGAACATGAGCGAACAGAACGAATTTGGCAGAGTATCCGTAGAGGAACTGGAAAAAGCATTTGAAACAGAAGAACAGGAGGAAGAGAAAGAATGAAAATTGGCTTAAGGGGAGGGCATTCCCCGAATTGTAAAGGTGCAATCGGTCTGATCGATGAACAGGCGGAAGTGCGGAAGATCTACAATGAGCTTGTGCCAATGCTACAGGCAGTCGGTCATACTGTGGTTGATTGTAATTCCAACGCATCGAATGTGTCTGGTGAGCTGTCTGACGGCACAAATAAGGCGAATAGTGCGGGGTGCGATATCTATGTCACCTTGCACATGAATGCGGCAGGAGCGGCGTCAGCCGGCGGTACAGAGGTGTGGTTATATGATGCATCTAACCAGACCATGAACGCGATCGCAAGCGATATCTGTAATAATTTTGCAAATAAAGGATTTACTAACCGTGGTGTAAAGTACAGTTCGGGATACCATGATCTGAATGCATCTAATATGCCTGGCATGATCGTGGAGACATTATTTTGCACCGGCACAGATGATGTAGCACGGTATCGTAGTTTAGGCACAAAAGGAATTGCGGAGCCGATTGCAAAGGCAATCGACAGTAGAGCGTCTGCATGCAGCGAACAAAAAAATAACCAGAATACAGGAATCGAACAGGAAGGAGAAGAAGAGATGAAATGTTTATTTACAGTAGAGGGAAAAGGTGCAGTGTATTATTTTGACGGTCAAAAAGTAATAACATTGGGTCATCCAGACGAATTAAAAATCATCCAGCAGATTTACAAGGACAACAATGGTAAGGACATGCCGTGTTACAAGTGGAGTCCTAAAGCGCCATGGTATGCAAGGCTCATGTCGGTAATTTACAGTAAAGAGACCACATCTATCTAATAAAATCCCCTCGGAGATCAGCTCTCTGAGGGGAATAATATTATTTTCTATCAAAATGTATTTTTAATAAATTCAATTCAAACCCCTCTGTGCTATAATATATGTAGTCAATACAAGAGGGGGAACAAGTATGGAATATCAGATCTACGAATCTTACGATACGTTTTTGCTTTACCAAGAGTTTTTGGAGATACCAGGTAATACATTCAAGTTCCGGCTGCCAAGAGGGATGATCCTGACAACCGAAATGATGCACACCTTTTTACGTGCTGCGTATATGAGTGTTGGACGGATGGATCTGCCGTCCTGAGAATATTGTATCAATCTTATTTTTATCAAAAAGTTACTACTTATTTAATGTGTATTAGTTGCATCTTAGATGTGCGAAAGAATACGCTCGTAAAAGATGCAGCTAATAAATATACTCCGAAAGCACCGTTATTTCGGCACTTTCGGGTACACATCGATTGTGAATTCAGAGTTTTTCTGGTTTTTCTTGTTCCGTTTCGTCTTAGTCAGAACAATCCTGTCAATCAGCTGTCTCAAGGCGCTGTTCTTTTCCGAGACAGTCAGAGAGTCCCACTCACTCAATAAATTCTTGCACTTCGGCACAAAATTTTTCCGGTTTGCCTGTCTTGCGATTGTGGTATGCAAATCTTCACGGGCAGCAGTGATATTGTTCATGTAGTCTCTGATCCGTTGTTCCAGAGCATTGGACCGTTCAAGGAAAATTTCTTTCGTGTAAATTCCCTGCTCTAAAAAATCGAATAAGGATTCTCGCTGTTTTAAAAGAGTCTGATGCTCTGTTTCAAAATTCGTGACGATCATTTCTTTTGCAGCAATGGCAGCAGCGTCTTCCTCATGAGTGTCGGTAAATTCATACTTAACGATGTAGTCTTTCAGCCATTCAAGCAGAGCCTCTTCCAGTTCATCGATTCGGATCCCGACGGTGGAACATTCGGTATACTGGCAGATCAGCACATCATAAGGCGTTTTTGTCTGCGCTTTTTTGCGGACCATAAGTCGGCCACATTGAGAGCAGCGAACCAAACCGGCAAATAGATTCTGAATCGGTCTGTCATTTCTGACCGGAGAGGAAAAACAGCCTTTTGGCTGATTCGCACGTTTGAATAGGTCTGTGCTGATGCGTGGCGCCCATGCTGCATCAGCGAGAATGTAATCCGTGGCGTTTGGTCGGGATTTTACCACACGACCATCCTTTACGGCTCTGACCGTTTTGCGATATCCCCAGCGGACTTTTCCGATGTTGGCCGGATTTGAGATAATACCCTTGAGGGTGGAGGGGGAGAATGGCTTTCCACTCCTTGCAAGAATCCCCATGTTGGTCATGTAAGTGCAGGCTTTCTGATATCCATACTGCTTATTTCCGCACAGATCATACATTAGATCAAGGACGGGTGCTTCTGTCTGATGTGGGGCGAGAGAGTAGTGTTTTCCATCCGGCGCAATGACGCGCTCCCATCCATAAGGGGCAACATTGCCAACGTAATAACCGTCAGAACTGGAACGTTCCCTGCCACGCTGCATTCGGCGCTTGATTGTGGCGTACTCCCGGCGGCTCATAAATAAACTGAACTCAAAGTACTCATTATCATACTCGTTTGCAGGATCGTAGGTTTTATTTGGTGTTACAATCCTGGTGTTTGAATAAAAAAATGCACGCTGCACACGTCCCTGATCGATCGTATCACCTCTGGCCAGACGATCTACGTCCATTACGAGGGCACCATCCCACATACAGGCTTCTACCTCAGAGAGGACTTGCGTCATGACTGGGCGGGCATCGATACTGTCTCCGGACACAACTTCCCGGTAAATCGCACCGATCGGAAGAGAGAGAGTCTTTGCCAACTCTAACAGGGTAGTAATGTGGCGTTCCAGAACATCAATCCCTAGCGCTTCCAGTTCGGCGTCTTTTCTGGATTTTCTGGCGTAGATAAAATAAGACATTGTATCACACTCCTATGTTATTGTATTTAAATTTGGGTACAAAAATAACAGCCAGCGCAAAACAAACGTTCCGCTTGCAAGCTGTTTCCGAAGATGATACAATATTCGTGGATTTCAATCGCATATCTTCGGATATGTAGACCGTCTCTGTGTTGGTAGCACCGGGGCGGTTTTTATTTTATTCTCCTAAAGAATTTAATGAATTCATTATGTCTTCTGTGCTCATTCCGGCAGCAGAAGCGGTATATGCATCAGTGATTTGTGCGGCGTACTGTGTATACACATCAGTTAACTTTAATGACCATTCCTCGTAAACACTATATTCGTCTCCATTTTTCTGCATCAGTGTAGCCATTTCGGAAACTCCCTGGTTGGAAATTTCGGCTAATTTCTCTACTTTGCTATTTGATAATTCAGCAAGCGCGTTCAAATCGTCTGCGATAGCTGCGGATTCATTATTGTATTCTTCCACAAGTCCTGGGGTAGCATCAGCAATCTTCTGCGTGTAATCATCAAGGATACTCTGATATGTTACTTCAACTTCTGGTTCCTTTTCTACTTTTTCAGTTTTAGGTTCATTATTTTTTGACGGCTCCTTATCTCCGCTGCACGCTGTGATGGATAATGCCATAGCTCCTACTAATATCATTGCTACAATTTTCTTTTTCATAGTTTCCTCACTTTCTTTTGTACATTAACACCACTTTACTCTATATAAACGCCTAAGCGGTTATATCATTTTAAGACCATCTTGAAATTTGCAAAATATATGTTCGAATCATTGCAAAATAATAAAATATCTATATAATGAAAATACAAGGTGGTGTAGTTATGAAAAAATTAAAAAGTAAAATAAAATATCATTCAGCTATAATTTTCCCAATATTTTGCTTTATATCACTGTCAGTGATAGATAACAAGTATGGGTTACTTTCGAAAGTGCCAGAAAAGAAAATGGATGCGTTGATAGGGATTATAATATCTATAATAGGAATATTCTTAACGGTACTTACGATTTATCTATCATTTCCTAAAAACGATACTGTAAAACAAAGAATGAAAAATACAGGACATAATCATATTTTGTTAAGCAATATCTGTGTAGGGATCATGATTTTAAGTGTTGCTTTGCTGATTTGGTTGTTTACAAATTGTTATTCTATTGTTATTTGCCTGTTTTGTGCAGGCTTAGTGAATATGCTTATTACGGGTTACTATATTTTAGTGCTTAGTGATTTTTCCTAAATGAAGATTTAAAAATTCCTCTAATTTATTTTTAATATAGTTGATATTTGTAGCGGTATCATCGGTCAATGCCAATGGTACTGTTTTTGTATACACAGATTCAATGAAATTTATAGTTTCATCGACTCCTAATTCATTTTTTCCATATAATTTTAATAATGGAATATCTTCCCGTGTGAAATTATTTTTTATTGATATTATCCTGTCTATCAAACGTGGATTATGTTTTTCTTCTAACTTGATTTTTATTTTAAATTTTTTTGCTTGAAAATCAGAACCTAGTGATTCTTTTAAAGTTGGAATATCATCCATGCAGTTCGGCTTAGCAAATTCCATTTCAATCCAAGATGGATTTAGAATAGAGCTGGCTTCTCGTCTGATATCTTTTATCATTTCTGGGAAAATGCGTATTTTGGACATATTTCCAGATTCTTCCCAAATAAATTGACGTAAGGCCTCATGAATTTTTGATATTTTTTTGTTCGCAATTACTGCCATTCGATTATGGACGAAATCTATATAAAAAAAGGTATATGCTTCTAATTGCTCCCCACTTTCGACAGTAGTGTATGGAACAGCTTCTTTAGTCAGCTTATTTCTTTTCTGTACAAAACTTGTCGCTCTTATAGTTTCATCGGTAGAGCAAGTTCCAAACATTTTTTTATCGTCATACTCTTTTATGTCAAAAAATAATTTCTTTTTTTCAAATTCCATATCATAAAAATCTATTTGCGGAAAAGCAGATTTAAAAATGGCATATGTTGCTAAATTAAGATTATCTGAATTTAAGCCATTTACAGACCAACAAGGTTCTGGTTCTAAAACATAAAATTTTATCATCTTATGTACAGTCATAAAAACATCTCCTATAAAAAACACCAGTTCGATAAAAGGTGTTTTTTTATATAGGAATTACACTATGCTTTTAAATTCCATAATCTTTTCATCATATCCAGCCAGCCTCGCAATCTGGCTTTTTGTCATGCCCGGATTCTCATAGATGAGAGAATCTGGTATGAGAAGTTCTGCGGCAAATGTGTTAGCTTCTATTTCATTGGCAGAAGATAACAGAAGAGTCTTGTTTCTGATAAAGTAGCAATTTTCTTTTCTGTGAAGAATGGAGTGTGCTAACTCGTGAGCCATTACAAGATTCAGCTCATGTTCCTCTAAATCTTCATTTAAGAAAACACATTTGTGATTCTTCAGAAACATATAGCATCCAGCTCGACTTCCCAAATGGCCTAATTGAACTTCGACATTCAAGCATTTTGCAAGCTCAAAAGGATTTCTTGTATTAAATTTCTTTATGTAGTATTCAACTAAACGCTTAATATCGTTCGTTCTCAATTTATACACCTACTTTTTATTTTTGTTAGGGTTGTATTTTTCTTTGTTAATCGGTTTTAATCTTCTCATCATCAGCTCGATTTGCCCAAGAAGTAAGTCAATATCTTCTTCCGGGATAGCTTGACCGTCATAAGAAGCAGGACCTTCTTCATTGTTTTTTAACTTATTTCTAATGTTTTCCATGTCTTTTGCAATGTCGCGCTCATCTTTTGCTGTTAGGTGTTGCGAAGTGTTTTCGATTGGTTCAACTCCGGTCATTAAATAGTCCATTGTTACTCCAAAATAGTCGCAAACTGCTTTAGCAGTCTTTGGTGAGCACTCAGATCCCTTGTTTTTCCATGTGCTGATTGTTGAAGAGTTTATTCCTGTATCTTTACAGAATCTATAAGGAGTAATCCCTCTTTCTGCGCAAAGCTTTTGAAAAATTTCGTACATGTTGCCGCCTTTCTAAAAATATCTCGGCACAATGAAATAAAACTATTGACAAACTCGGTATAACGAGATATAGTATATGCATAGCTCGGTTATACGAGATGAAAAAAGCTTTTAAGCGAGATATTTCGTTGTGTTGATATAATTCGTTTTGACAAGATGATTATATCACTAAACCGAGATAAATACAACTATACATAATTAAAAGAATATGTAGAAAAAGGGGGTGGGATTTTGTCTAAAATGTACACTTGTGAAGAGGTTGCAGAGAGATATTCTGTAAAGGTTATTACTGTTTGGGACTGGATTCGCAAAAAGAAACTGAATGCAATCAAGTTAGGGAGAGAATATCGAGTGTCAGAAGACGATTTGATTCAGTTTGAAGAGGAAAGAAGAACGATTCAGTAGAAAGGAGAAAGCAATGACAGAACTCGTATATTTAAAAAATGACGAAGCAGTGTGTGACAGTTTACAGGTGGCTGAGAAGTTTGGAAAGAGACACGACAAGCTGATTCATGAAATCGAGAGAATGTATGGAGATATTGAGGAATTGGGGTCTGCCCAAAATGGTGGACACCCCCTGTTCAGAAAAATGTATTACGTACATCCGCAAAATGGACAGAAATATCCTAAATATATTATGAACCGAGATGGTTTTTCTCTCTTAGTAATGGGGTTCACCGGCAAGAAAGCTCTTGAATGGAAATTGCAGTACATCAAAGCATTTAATCAGATGGAAGCGTTCATCAAAGAAAAGACAACTCAGACATGGGTAGAAACAAGAAAAGCCGGAAAACTGACCAGAAGAGCAGAGACGGACACCATTCAGAAATTAGTGGAATACGCAAAAGGGCAGGGGAGCACACACGCAGAGATGCTTTACATGACCTATTCAAAACTGGCAAATAAGATGGCTGGAATTGGAAAACGTGATGAAGCAACAGTTATGCAGCTGAACAATCTTTCGCTGATGGAAAACATCATTCTCCATGTGATCGACACGGGAATATTAACTGGAAAGCATTACAAGGAGATTTACCAGGATTGCAAGAAGAGACTGGAAACCGTGAAAGACCTTGCATATCTGGAATCTGTAGCGTAGCCGATTACTTCAACGTATCGGTTGAGTATTTCTTGGAGTAGAAAGCGAGGAAATGGAAAATGAAAGAAGAATTTGGATTTTACATTAGAAAGACAGTTATAAAAAATCTGCTATCAGCTCACAGGAAGATAGCAGATCGTGGGAATGTGAAATCTCTTATTATTTTAACAAAATTTATTTTAAAGATTTCCAATCAATTCAATGAGATATTGCTTGATCTGGGGCTTGAAGAAAATAATGAACATCCCGGAGATCCACCAAGCGGACGTTAGTAGAACGTTGCAGAGTTTATATGTAGTTGCTTCAGGTTTTAATCCTAAATAAGCGAGAAGTTCTTTTGGCAAGAAGATAATAAAATCAATCCAATACAATGGATCAATGCTATCAATCATATTTTTTCGAAACGCCCCTTCTGCATCTTCAAACATATTTAAAGCTTCGCTTGAAAAAACAGGTCTAAGGCTGGGAAACATCGAAAAAACACTAACACTAGCATTCATTATCTGACCGTACCCGATAGGTTCACTAACCGGGGTTATTACATCTTTTACATTCGCTTTTTTAAATAAGGATATAACTTCCTGCCTATACATATTCATATTCGTACGCTTATGTTCAGTAAATTCAATGAAATATCCGTGCAAAGTTTTGACCCTTAAGTAATACGATAAATTTCTAAAAAATTTGTAAGCAATAGCTATTAGTAACAGAAATAATAAGTCCATTCAAATCTCCTTTCTCAAAACTCGGACATGGCAGTGCCCTGTATTTACAGTATAGGAGATAAAGAAACAAATGACAATAAGGATTCATAAGAAAGAGGTGCGATAAAAATTAGCTGGAACAAATTTGCGGAGTTGTTTGAAATTTCCGATGACGAAAAAGAATTTTTTGAAATGATTTATCGAAGACGCACCATATACAGATGCGTCATAGGAATTCTGATAATCATAATAATCGTGTTGTTATTAACGAGGTAATAACTGACGCAACGATGGAAATTATAAGCGGCCAAAGCTTGCTGTCAAAAAATTTCTTTCTCCGGTAAGCGCAGTAACGAAAATATTTTTCGGTAAGGGAAAAAGTTCTTTCCGGCGCTTCATCAGCTGGAATTGTGTCAACAAAAGAATAATTGCTTGATATTAGTTTATATCCCATTAGAGGTTTTTCGGATTTGCCAAGAAAACCTCTGTCTCTTATACACATCTCCGAGCCCACGAGACAGGCAGAAATCTCGTATGCCGTCTTCTGCT